GCAGAATAATAGAAAGCATAATAAATACCTTAATAAGGTAAATAAACTCTTTGCATTTATATCTGGCTTCATCAATTGGTTATGCGGCACTCTCCTCTTACATAGAGAAGAGTCGGCGTTATTACGTGAAATAGTTAGAAAGCTCAAATCATCAGCCTCTAATAGAGGCATGAAAGATTGGATAGCGAATTCTAAAGAAGGGAGGGCTCAGTTGTTCACGGGTCTTTCAAAGACTCATGAAGAGAATGAGTTTCTCCACTTTAGAGAGTTTTGGTCCTTCCTTAATGGGAAGGTGCATCATAGGAACATGCCCTTAATTAGGGGAATCTTGACTGTTTGTACAGTTGCAAGATGCATATCGCTTAAACCGGAAATCTCTGTAGAGAATATCACTAAAGGTCTGTTAAGACCAGAGGAAAATAAACTCAAGGACTTTATTCCAGGTTTCTGATATGCCATGGGGCTTGGTAAGCCCTTGACATCAAAACGCTCAATATACAACAAGGTAGGTTTTAGTAATTTTTCCATATCGACAAAGAATGGACCCAATGGGCACGCAATGCAATCTATCATCAGGGATTTCAAATCCTTGAATGAGGAAATGCTACAGGACTTAGTCCTAATTGCAGGCCCGAGATTACAGAAAAGTATTGAACTTTTCAAGTTATTACCCAATATTGTTAAACCAGGATGGACGCGAAGAATCACGGCCATATCTGACAAAGAAGGTAAGACAAGAGAAATTGCTATACTTGACTATTGATCTCAACAATCGCTAAAAGGGTTACACAAGTACTTATTCAAGATTCTATCTCGAATAAGACAAGATTGTACCTTCGAACAGACTGGATATCGGGAAAAGTTGAAAGGATCAAGTGAATACAATTCAATTGACCTGAAAGCAGCAACCGATAGATTTCCAATTTGACTTATACGTTCAATAATACAATATAAACTTGGCGAACCTTACGCACTTGCGTGAGAAAGGATAATGATTAAGCAACCATTCTGGTGTAAACAACTTCAAAGCTTTATAAGCTATGGAGCTGGTAACCCAATGGGTGCCTACTCATCTTGGGCCAGCTTTACGCTGGCTCACCATTTCATTATGTATGTTGCATGTTGTAGAAGTAATACGAACTGAGCTGAATGTAATTATGTAATGTTAGGTGATGATATTGTCATAAATGATAATAAAGTTGCAGAACAATACAAACAGTTATTAGATGAAATCGGAGTAGAAATCTCTATTCAAAAATCCCATAAAAGTGATCACTTCTATGAGTTTGCGAAAAGGTATATCTACTATGATACCGAAATAACTCCATTTCCTTTTAATGCTCTATATAAGAATCGTAATAACCCTATAGGGTTACTTGCCGATTTCTGTTATATCGAGAATAAAAATTGGATATTCTCA